GCAGAAGAGGCCTCGAAGTAACTAAAATACTTCTATGTACAAGCCATCTGCTATGCAAAAAATTTTACAAAAAGCATAATGACTAGAACTTCGAGACGTCTGACTCTTAAATCTGTGACCTGGTAACCCTGAGACGAATCTCAGGTAAAAACCCAGGACACAAAAGTGTGTCAATTCATCTCACGTACTGCTACATACGCACTATCCGGCCACCGGATAGATTTCTTCATGCTGCCTATCGTACAAGCATGAAGCTTCAAAATAATTTTAATTAAATAGCCAAAATTAATAAAAAGCTATAATCTCTCATCTAAGAGAATTCTCGTACAGTATAATTGTACAAAATGGGACAACCCGTAAAAAACATTAACGTGAAGTCCTCACCGACCGCGTCCCATTGCTGGTACGTGGTACTCATGGACTGCCCAAGGAAACCAGATGTGTCATCAGACGTTGAACTTACGGTGGATACCTGGTGGCTATTTGAGGGCAAAGATTGTCCTCTAACCATTCGGGCACCACGAAAACGTTCATCAGCATAAAACGGGAGCTCTACCTCGATCGTATTATTGACCGAAAGATTCGTTGCTGATGCACCTCCACCACTATTGGGCGCAAGTCGAGTCGAAGCCCACTTTGCTAACCTACTTGATGTCTGTGACACAAAACTAAGTGTGGAATTAGTATACTGCCCATTACCAATTGTATTAAAATTACCTCTAACTACATTGGGATTTGTAGATCCTCCGTTAGCAAATAAATATTTCTTACGCCTGGCACCCCTAAGACCTGCATAACAAGGAGACCACCAACTGGCATAATCCTTATTTACAACATTAAGCGGTGTTGTACCGTCAACACTAACGTCGACACCTTCGGGATCCCACCCCGTTTGGTAAGGAGCGTCCTTGTTTACAAGGGTGCTAATCCCGATAAACCCAGGTGGAGGCGGTTGAGGAATCCAAACCTTGGTTTGCACATAACGCTTACAAAGTTCTCGAATGGTTGTTGGTGGATCACCATAAAATACGGTATAAGTCTGGTCCGACCCATCATTCACTGAAGCGATTGGCTGTATTGCTGATGACCCAGTGGGTCGGTCAGTCATGGGATTTGTGGGATTTTCAGTTCCATCTAATACACCACTCTGTGAGTCCAATTCGAGCGACGATCGATTTTGTTCACGAAAAACATGGAAGTTATTAAGCTTCTCATTTGATGGAGCAGCAAACTTCGCATCTTCGCACATTGAGACAAACACATTGATGCTAATAGGAGAGTCCTCAGCAGGGCACACCAAATTGTTAAGAACATCAATCTCAAGAATGCCATTAACCTGACCTTGCGTCTGCGGCAACCGCGAGGTACCGAAATTTAGAAAAGAATCACCTAACGTGCCACACTGTAACCACGCTTGGGCTTGCGCCCAACCCACTACTATCTCAAAATCATCTTCCTCCGCGATATCTACAACTCTACTATAATTAGTATTGTATTCAACTGCAGATCCGAGTCTATTAGGATCATAACGAACTAAAAGCCTTCCTTTATGGAAATCAGACTTTACAATCTGAAATCGAAACTTAACCGATCCGCTCCATACATCAAAGCATTGAGCGATCATCGACATAGGAGTAGGATGAATCTCTCTGCCTAGTGTACCGAACAACATCGGTGTTGCACGGCTATTCCAGAGAAGCGTATCAGGGCCTGCATCGGGTGACCAGGCAAACTGAGTCAAATACGACTCACGTTGGGCAATATCCAAGATACCCATCTGGTCAACACCATCAAGCCCAGCAACTCTAGAATCAATGGTAATCTCAGCTTTACTATCCATAGTAAGCTTATGCACAGCATCAGCAGCGTCCACATTAGTGAAATTACCTGTCGGGTTCGGCTTAAACAGTTGAATATCCGATACCACAGATGGGCGAGAGTATCCAAAAATCTTGGCAACCTCTCCGACCTTTCCGGTAACCATTTGCGTAGCAAGTGCATACGGACGAATGAGCGGCAAATCCGCCAATACGCCCGCAGCCTTCGCAAGCACGGCTGCCGGTTTGGATATGATTCCAGAACCGTATTCGTCATTCGTAGTAATCGAATTGTTTTGATTCTTCTGACTAAGTTTCTTGCCACCTTTCTTACCAGCCTGCGGAACAAGCGGTACAACACCGGTGGGCATAGTGAGAACAACGTCCTCTGCCCACAAGTAAATGGTGATAGTAACGGGGTCATCTCCCTGATTGGCATGCAGAAGATTACCAAACGACTTAATAACAATTTCTCCCATCGAATTATAATCCTGGTCAGTCAAACTCAGGTAATTCCTATTCCAGAAGAAGGGCATAGAAAGCTCTCCTCCGGTACTCTTAGTTGGATTCAAAAAGAAATGAGGTTTCTGCGAAGCTTGGATCAGATCTTGACTGAGAAAATTCCTCTCCACAGTAATTTGGTCCATGCCTGACAAAGGATTATAACTAACTAGTGCACGTCCATAATGAAATTTTGTGCCACTGATAACCATTTTGCAATGCAATTTCATGCGCAAAAGCTCGTAATTCTTAATCTTATCCGCTACGAACGGATTTTCAATGAATTCCTTCCAAGGATTAAATTTGTAAAAGAAAGGCTGCGTAACAACCCAACTCCGGACCGACTGCCTTATAGGACGAGCTAAAAACTCGCCCAACCGAGAATTCCCAGCCTCTACAGTATCACGGGTAGTATCATACTCCCCATTGATAGCAGTAGTCCAACCGGCATCCTGATCGGCGAAAGCAGTAATTTGCTCTTCACCCATTGGTGCTGATTCACTCATTGTCAGTCCTGGTTCACTATTAGTTGTGTCTACAACACCACTTTGTGAAACAAGGACGTCATCATAAAAATTGTGCTCAAGTCGACGAAGTTCTCTGACCTCGGCCTTTAGCTTGGCACAATGCTGATACTTGCGTGCGAGTGAACAGCGCAAGGTTTTATTATCCTTCTTTAAAACCGCGATCTCTTCTAAAAGACCGGACATATTAAAGGAAGGTAGACGCCTAATTGGCGACTCCCAGTCGAAATCTTCTCCATCAACTATGGAGGGTACTTTAGCACCATAAAAATTTGTCATATTTGTTTGACTAAGGTCCATTTATTATGTCCCCATCCGCGCTGGCCTCACAGCACGCCGGGTAATTCCTGTTTTGGGGTGACCAGCCCTCCCGTAAAAACGGGTGCTACACGAGGGCAGCATCTACATTACAGTTTTCCTAAGTTGGACTAAAGATCAGAATTCTCATATCCTACTTGGTAACTACCTGTAACGGGATATTTTAACTTACTCACCGCATACCTGCAGGTGAAGACCATTTTAATGTCATGTCTTGGACATAGTCTTGATATTATTCGAGGCCAAATTTGGTGCGGTACCAGTCGAGGCGCTCATCATATGATGGCAAATCCTCAACGTAGCCCATGAGTCCTGTCTCACGGGCGACGTCCATTAACTGAGTCCGCTTCTCCTCATACACTTCTCTACCAAATTCAAAATATTTAAGTGCAGCATTAGAAATGGCTTCAGCCGATGATTGTTCCATTGAAAGAACATCACTCTTCATATGAGAATGCAACATCTTGGCAATAGAACCATCCTCGCAAGGACAACGATATAATTCTAACTCGTCGTCCCAGACGGCAAAATGCTTGAGGAAACTTGCTTCCGACAAATGAATGTACGGAACGGATTCAGCATCCTTATCCGCCATGGTGTACTTAATACCCATGGTTTTAAAAACGGATGCAATCCTAGTGTGGTTCACACCAGAAAATCCTTCCTTAATGGTCATAATATTATCATCACCATAAGTCATCAAAGACACCACCTTACGAAAAGGCGGAACCTTCCACCACCTATCCTCTTCAGCGATCGTATAATACGCGTATCGCATGTAAAGAGAATTCACCAATGAATTGATGATGACGGTCAATGGATGACCTGAAGGATTAGAACCAAAAAATTGAACCAAAGTCCCAAAATAATCGTAGGTAGGGTAAGTGATCTCAGTGGCAATACCACGCATGATCTCCAAATCGCGATCAGAGTAATTTCCACTTTTCTCGGCGATCTGAATTAACAACTTAAAAGCCGCAAACATAAAGCGTGCAGACATCCTAACGTCAAACTTGGCGTAATCACCAGCGATTCCTCGCTCCCAACCATACTTGCCGATGTGCTCATAAATACCAGTCCACTCAGGGGACTGCTGAACAACACCAACAGCACACTCGAACAACTTCTGGTTGCGTTGCACGAGCGCTGCCAAAGAAAGGTAATACTTACGAACTAATAAAATCATTGAAAAATTACAAGCAGCGAATACACGCACCTTATCTTTGGTCGTTTTTGTGGGCTCATCTTTCAATGAACCCTTGAAAACAGCATTAATCCGCTCACCACGTGCGAGGCTGTCTTCTAAGCGCGCAATTTCCTCCCAAAGTTCTTGAGGAGCATCACGCACGCATGAAATTCCCTCCACAACACGATCCGAAACATCTACAATCTTTGTTTTAGGACCTCTGTGAGGAAAACCGCGAGACGAAGCAAAATTAATTGCATTAACACCAAGTACTCCATCCAAACCAGACAAATTAGCATCGTCTGAAATGATGCGTACCTGATGCAATTCCTTCTCAATAAGTCCGGCCAACACAATCGTTGAATAATCCAGATACGCCTTGTCCAAGCGTTCCTGATCAACCAAATAAACCGTGTCAACCTTACCGGCGATATCCACCTCCTTATGGCGAATGTCCGACATGCCTCTCGGTTTATCGTGCATCTTCTCGATGCCCATTTTGGATGTAACTGCGCCTGAAATTAGCGAAGTTACAACCTTACTCTTAGGTGAAGAAGATGGCTGGTTGTGCGCACCAATAATTTTAACCTTACTACCAAGATCAAGTTTACGAGTAACACACTTCTCATTTGGAGCCTTCAATGGCCCAACATCAACATCCTGAATTTGAGTATCAAAGGTTATCGACGAATGAGAACACAAAACGGAAGGTCTGGCCAACAATTTCTTCTTGGCAGCAGCATAAGCTGCGGCCGTAAGAATACCAGCACCTCCCTGACGGTTTTTACCCGCCAAGTGAAATCCTACAATGTGTTGCTTCTTACCAAGACCAACGAGCGTGCCCATGCACAACCCATTGAAAGTGTTAACAGGGAATGAATAATTTAATCCCTTGAAAAAACCACCACGTGTCGTAATCACGCGTCCATAAGTAGCGAGAAATTTCTCGCTCACTTTGACATTGCTTCCACCGTTGAATACCATCTTGCATTCAACGTTCTTGTCATTCACAACCTCATCGAGAGGCAGGAAACCGGTGAGATCTTTCTGATCTCCCAACTCCGGCAAGTATAGGAGACTCAAATCTCCAACAACCTTAACAGTTGAGGCAGGATCCAACATAATGTTGGCATAATTTCCTGCCGGACGGCGAACGACGGCCCTTACTGGGCCGTCAGGTACTACATGCGTAGGCATAACCCATACATTGCTCTCGACTGGTACAATATTACAAAATTCGCCATCTTCCTTTTCAATTACACACTGTCGCTTCTTGATAACTTCAATAATACGATCAGCTGTAGTAGTGGATGCGGCATGACCGCGTTCAAGGCTGAACTTGTGACGTCCTTCACGAATAATACGTCCAACGTCTCCCCAAAATGGGGTTTGATTCTCCTGGTATGGAGATTCATTTCGTTCAAAGCCATGATTTGTTCCATCATTCTCACCACTCTGGTTAACACTCAGAGTAGCAAAATACATAGAAGCTGCGGAACGCAAAATGCGCCACAGCCACAAACCACCAAAGGTAAAAAGAATCTTTCGCTTGGTTTCCCAAGACAATTCTCCAAACCACACAGAAGGTCGAGGACACGTAGTCCAACGATTAATCATTTCACTGCGCATTTGCGTAAACCTCCAATAAATGAAAATAAAATAAACACAAAGAGCAACGGCCATAATACACGCCCCATAGGGCGAGCCATGCAGCTCATTAATTATTGCCATTACAAACACAGTAATTAACTGAGCAACGTGTTTTTTCATCAACTCAATAATTGTAATGCGATAACTAAAGCCAACCAGGATGAGTCCCGATTGACTCATGAAAAACTCACGCAACCACATATCAATGCGATTGCAAATACGCTCCTCAAGAGCAAGGTACCAATCACGCACCTGTTGAACACCAGGCAATCCTACTTGCGAATCCAAAGACTCACAGTCACAAAAAGATTCACATTCACAAAACTGCAATGGCAAATGGCACGTAGGACATACGTCGAATTTATCATTCGAACGCTGTCCAGCGACGAAGGCCCTTTGACCTTCATAATGATCCAATGCTTCAACACGCAGAAATTCGAGCAACTCCTTAATACTGAGCCACTCATCCTCCCCGAAGAAATACTTCTTCATAAGAGACTGTTTAATCTGCTTGTCCATCTTAGTGGAACCTCCATCTTCTTCAGGGATCCACTTGTAAACACGGTAAAGACCGTAATCAGGGAACATATCGCCCCCAAACTTCCTAATCTTCTTCGAATCCAATCGAGCAGAGTCCTCTTCCATATACTGGGGTCGGACAGTTTGTTCAATGTGAACATTAAAACGACGAAAAACAGCCTCGGGTTCATTAACCCAAAGCGAAGCATCTAAATCGTCCACATTGGTTGTTGCTGTTACAACGCGAGGGTCAAGCATAATCTGACCCTTCTTCTCAGCTTCTGCCACAGTAGCAGGCATAGGCTGATTATTGTTCAACAAAATGATCTTCTCGATCGGACACTCAGTAGCCTTACTAGACTTAACCTGAGCAATGTCATCAATACGAATAATCGTATGATGTGTTGCAATACCGGACATAAACTTGTCCTGCTCATTCATAGAAAAGCAGTTGTCCGGGTGGTTATCATAACCACCAACTCCGGCAATGTAACGACCTACACCACTAGCGATGCAAGTCTTTCCTACACTGGAGCCACCAGTGAATAGGACGCAGAAAGGGGCCTCACGAAGAGTACCCTTCTTCTGCTTACAACGTCCAACTGCAATCTTACGAAGGTTTAAGAGGCGAGTGCTATAATAAGCACGTTCTCCATCCTTGCAAGTTTTTATCTCATTGAGACAATGGTTAATGCAATTGTCGAGTTCGCGATCAAAAGCTGCAAAGTCCAAAGAACCGGTACGACCAATGTCAATCAAAGGCCATTCCGAAACAATTCGAGTATACATATCCTCAAAAGCATTCTTCGGAACATCATCCCAGAAAACTGAGATGTCACCTTTTTCAACAAATTGAGCAAAACGCTCAAAAATCTTCTTGCTGAGTTTCCACAACTCTGACAAAACTTCTGGCAAAGTCACGGTACGGTGAAGAGGCTGAGTCTTAAAAACGCAAACCCCCATAAATGAGAGCTCGATACGCTTAAACCAGCCAATAGCTACAAACAGACTCAAAATAAAGTTGATCTTCTTTAAAATTTCTGAGTCTGCGATCCGAGGCAAATTCTCCTCAAAGGTTGTCTTCAATAAAGACATAGCCTCCCAAGGAATGGATGGAACTCGAAACTCCTCCATTAAATCGCGGAAATAAAACCAAACACTGCTAATAAAATCAAAAACTTCATTAGACATATCGTAAGCAAGATTGATAAAATCTTTCTTACCAACCTGAGATTGAAGCATCTGCTTCTTATTCTCAGTATAACGTTTACTTTCTTCCTTTCGCTGCTCAACTTGCTGGTGCGCGATGGCACATTTTTTAGCAGCATTTATCTTGTTTTTCTGCTTCTGAGCCCACTTACTTTGAGCATACTTATCTCCTCCTTGGGAGTCAAGTAATTGGCTGATAACAAAATCATACCAATAAGAAGACATAAAAAACCAGATCCAAGTTTTGGAAGGTAACTTCCAAATTGGCTTGGCCCTAAATGGCATAAAGGGCAAAACAAAAAAGTGGATGGCCATAATCCACATAACTACCTCATAAAGAGATAGTTCCCAATAAAATGGGACAGCGCCTGCTGTGTTGCTAATGTCATTGTTTCCGCAAATAAAAGAACTATTCATATTCATAGGGAACAGGCAAATTCGTTAAAGAATTTTAAACATACCTTCAAACAACAAACTTAATTAAAAAACATCAATTCTCTCAATTTCTATCCTTAGATCCAAAAATGACGGGCAAGGCAACATACCCTATACGTGCGGTAACACATACTGAAACGGAAATGTGATAAAAATGTATTGACTCATATTTCTATACGTCGAATTAATGTGCGCCAAACAAACCGATTGTTCTGATATAATGTTCTATTTCTACTAGCTCCAGGTTCTTGTTAGGTCACTAGGTTAAAACAAAATTACTAATTATATCAGGGGGATTCTGTTATAGGAAACACAATATATGATCCACCAAAATGGTGAAAATCTAATCTCAAAATCTTATTTGAAGAATTCAATAAATCTAAGGCTCTTAGCTGACTGACACGACACGAATAAAAAATCGCGTCAGCTCTAATACTAAGCGCCTGATTGTGACGTACTGTTTACGGTGTACTGCCGCATACAAAATGTAATAAACAACTAAACTAAACTTCCAAAAGTAAAGTCTATACATATGCATGATAACTATGGTAGGCAATTTGTGAAATTTGGAATAAACAAACAAACAAATCAAATTCAAACATAAGACGGTTCAAAAAGAAACGTCCAAGGTGTTCGTCTCTAATAAATACGTTCAAAGGGGTTCTATGAAACCCTAAGAATGTAAAATATATCTTTGAGTAACACGAACGCAAATTGAATTAAAAAATTGCGTGAATGCGTAAAATTCGCCGGATGATGGCCTAATATCATCAACGAAATTCTACAATATGGGAGAGACCCAGGAGCAAAATGCTCCTGGGATC